TAAGCAGCTTCTCAGCGTATCCCCCAAAGGCTGAAATACAGAAATCAATCGGCTTAATGTTGTGGTCTGGGTTGCCTTGCCAGTATCCGATCCAGCTATTTGTGTTGGCTGAATAAACGAGGCAGCAGTTGTTTTCTTGGCTTGAAAGGATTGGAACACTTAACAGAAAAAGCCCGTTCCAAAACGTAGCTGTAGCTTGCTGAGCTGCTGCACTCCAGTTGATCGAATCAATTAGATCTTGAATCGGGTAGCTGATCACGCCGGACTGCTCAGCCACCATCTCCTCTGCCATCGTTCGCTTGAGGCTTCTCACCCCGTCTCTGGCTAAGAAAAGAAGATCTTCCCCCACTTGGGCAACAGCTCTGTGGCTGACTGCTCCGGAGAGGTTGGACACTTGGCGGATCTTAAAAGTGCTGGTGGCGTTACCGGCTGCTGCTGTGGCTGCTGTTAGCGGGTTAGTATCCACCAAATAAATGCTGTTTTCGCAAAACACAACTACGTTGAACCCTACCCAACTGTGCATCCCGGTAACCGCCTCTGCTCCAGTGCCAACCTTAAACGGGTTAATTGCTGTTCCCCCAAAAGTGAACAGTGTGGATGTTGCTCCCGCTAGATCCGGAAGAATTGAGCTCACGAAAATCTGGTTTCCGCTTACATCGTAAGCAAAAACTCGGCCACTGTTTGCAATTAGATATTTGGAGTTTAACGGAGCCGCATCTGTTGCATCTGTTTTCACCCAAGTTCCAGATGAGTTTTTAAGCTCGAAAATCTTCGTAGAGGTGGTGTCACTGCTCCAGTACATCTTATCAGCGACTTGGCACATATAAGCCGGATCTGTGGCTGAATCGAGTTTGTTGGCTGCCACCGCAATAGCTGTGACTGTTCCGTTTGATTCAATCTCGTAGATTGAACCGTTAACGGCTGTGATCACCCTCTCCCGGCTGTCCGTATCGAAGAAGTGAATCGCTTGGACGTTGGTGCTGTTGCTTGTGCTGCCCAGCAGATTGGCGAAACGGTGGAAACCTCTGCGAGTCTTGAGTACCCCGGAGATTTCCGGCGACATATCCTTAATCAGCTCAGCCTGTGACTCGTTTAGGAGGTTCTCCCGAAAGTTGGAGACTTGACCCCCTATGAAGCTCGCTTGCCGGTCGTACAGCAGTATATCATCAACAGAATCATTGAAGTAGACGGGCATCAGAATCCAAAATCATTCCTAGTGTACCCAACTGTTGAATCATCCGGCACTATCCTCATTATCCTAGCCGTCTGGTTCGTCTCTGTGTCTCTTGCAACAGCTAGAAGCCTATCGCCCTCCCCCGTCTCAAGCTGGGCTTTCCCGTACTGCCTTTGACGCTTCAACATATCGGCTGTGCCGTATTTGATTAGTGCGTTGTCTATGCCGCTGATCATCGGGGCATCCGTATCTGAAACCAGTGGCCGGATCTTCTGCTTGCCCAAGATCACCAACTGAATTGGGGCAGTTGAATCATACTCTGGCCGGCGATACAGCTTCACTCTCTGAAACTCAGCTTTCGTCTCCCAGCCGTACCAGTAAAACTTATCGTAGCCGGTGATGTTCTTCACCGTCACAGTGTCCGCTGTAGCCTCTTTTGAGAGTGATGTGATCTCTGAGTAGCTCTCAAAGGAAACATTGACTGAGGGGCTTGCTGCGAGCGTTACGGTCTCTTTGTAGATCCTAGTAGGATCGCCCAACAGCTTGCCAACTATCTCGACCTTCTTGCCAGCATCGCTTGCACTGGCCAAATCAAAATAAAGACTACCATTAAGGAGATCAAAATTGATACCCACAGAAGTAATAGGAGAAAAGCCGCTGGCAGTGCCAGACTCCGTAAGAGCACTCGGATCCACCATATACTTTGTGATGATGTCCTCCGGTCTGAGCTCTTGGTTGTCTGCCGTAATTGCGAGCACTTGGGAAATTGATTGTGGGAGGATGAGCTCATCGTTGTAGCCAGTTGCGTATGCCTTTGCAGCGGCTCCAGAGCCGGCTCCCCCGGTAAGGGTTACAGTTGGGTTTGTTTCGTAACCGTTGCCCCCTTTGGTGAGAATAATCTCCGCCACTTTGCCGTTTAGAACTTTAGCCGTTGCCGTTGGTGCAACGTAGCCAGTTCCGCCGGCTGAAAACCCAACTGTGGGGGCTGAGGTGTATCCAGATCCGCCTCCAGTGACCTCGATGTGGGTTACTCTGCCGTCCGGCTCCATAGTTGCCCTCTCAACGATTAAACTCTCACGCCAGAGAGCTGAATCGTAGATCAGTTGGTGATGTTGGCGGACGTACTCCTTACACCTAGTCACGCTTGTCGAATCGGTTTTACCGATAAGGTTGCAGACGTATGTGGCTATTTCGGAGAGTGTCACGATGTTAATCCGTAAAAAACCAAAGTTGCTATCCCGTCTGGGTCTGCATTAGTGGTGACGGAATTGTAGTCACCAAATTTAATCGTACAGCCCACCCCCGTAGATGTCCTCGCAGTTATTCTCCCAAACATTATTTTATTGTTACTATCCACCTCGTATCCGGTGGCGATAACAATATATTTGTCACTTGGAAAAGCTGTGGAAAAAGTAACATCAAACACTCCTACAGCAGTCCTTGAAATAGTCGCAATATTAAAGCCGTTTACAACTGTTTGCGCTGTGGGGTGTGATGCGCCGGTTGTGCTTACAAACTCCCCGTATGCCTTTGCCAGCATAGGGGATCCCGTTGCGGCGGAAACAACATCGTTGGCATCAGTCCCAGAAGAATTAATCAATTCGGCGGCTGTCGCTAATGCACAAACCCCACTTGCACCAGTTGTAGCCGGTAAGCTCTGGATCAGCTTCTTGGGGGAGATCTGTTTGAGTGATGCAACTGACGCTGAAGTCCCGTCCGCATCATAAAAAAGCAAACGGTCGTTATCGTCGTGGACATCTGTGGCTGCTCCAACGGTAGCCCAATCGTCAACTGCCGTAGTGTGCAGCCTTAAATCTGTTGCAGTGTTGTTTGTAGCATCAGCGTAAGAGCTCCCACTGTTCACCATTTTGAACTGGCTTGCCGTCAGTGCGTTGATGCTATTGGAGGTTCCCATCAGTATCTTAGATGAGCCGTTGGTTCCTCCCCCTATCACTCCCAAGTCAGTCGGATCCGCTGAGCCGTTGGTGGCGTTAACCTTCACCGTCTGTGGCCCCATATTGTTCAGCTTAGAGTTGTTTACGGCATTGTCTCTAATCGTTCCGGTTGTTACCGGCTCTGGCGAGGAGGTGCTGATCTTGTCAGCCGTTACCGAGTTGGATCCCAACTCTGCTGAACCTATCGAGCCAGCCGTCACAGTGGCGTTGTCCACCAAAATATTCAACGAAGCGGCTGTAACCGTGTCGCCGGTTGTAAATGTTGTGCCTTTGGTTAGATAGGTTCCCATAGCTTACTCCGCTTTCTTTGTTGCCTTCTTCTTGAGAGCCGGGGGCGGCGGAACTGCTGCCGCTTTTGCGGTCTCCACTGCCAGCTCTGCAACTGTCTGAGTCTTGGCCACCCCGTGACGTAGGAAGATTGCCAAGATAGCCGTTGTGGCTATGCTTAGCCCTTCGGCAAGAGTTGCCTCATTAGTCGCCACTGCTGCCGCTGCCGCTATACAACTTGAAACGGCTCCCCAAAATGTTTTGCTGCGTAACATAATTATTTTCCTCTTGGCTTGCGTTTTAAAAAATCTCTTAACTCTTTGGCTGAAACTGCTGCTCCCGATTCTTTTCGTATTGCCTTCCTCATATTTGAAACCTCGCTTGGGGCAAGCGAAGCCCCCGATTCTTTTCTGTAGTTCCGAGGGCGGGGGGCTGCTGGACGAGAGGCAGCCGGTTTGCTTTTCCGGCTTAGCGAACTCAACTTGCTTCCCCCTTTGTATTTTCCAATTGCCATATTAGTCCTTTTTTGCTTTGTGAGACGTTTTCTCTGCTGAGCCGGGTTTGAGCTCCAGCTTAGCCTTATCTCCCCCCACAGAGAGCGTGAGGCTTGGGAAAGGTAGATCTAAAGCCAGATAAGGAATCTTTACGTTGATACCCTCTGGGCTGATGCCGGCATCTGGTAAGACTCCAGCCTTAGCTCCTACGCAGAGACTAGGGATTGGCCAGCTTAGCTTTTGACCAAACAGAGTGACGCTAGGGGTGGGCTTTAGGCTGCCACCAAATAGATCACCAGCTTTGACGCTTGAAGCCATTAGCAACAACGTCCCAATTAGTATAATACCCTTTTTCATTTCTTATAAAGATCTACACACTTCTTTGATACATACAAAAGACTCACCAAGCTGATCAGCACCTTCAACAACAGATCGACTTGAAGCATCCAATTGCCCAAGCCGGCTACTGATGCCGCGATTACCTTGCAATCGTCCACCCAGTTCACTCTGCTGCCTTTGGCTCATAAAATTCTGCATCCAACCCCCCGAACCCCAGAGAAATCTCCCTCACGTTCTTCATCGAGTAGCATCCGGATCCGATCCAGATCACAGCAGTAGATAAGGCTATAATTGTAAACATTCGCTTAATCATCTGCCTTTTGCTTTCCGGTTGGCTTTCGAGAGTTGACCCCAAGACATTTGTAGAGAGACGCGACTTCACAACGAAGTTGAGCGATTTCTTTCGACAGTTTGTTTGTCTCACGATCATTTATATTTAGCCGGTCTATAAGTTTTACAATAATTTTATGTACACCCTTAATGTCTCCAGACAGATCACGCAAAATGTAGAAAACTACCTTGTAGCCAAATATCCCGGCCGCCGCCGCACACACTACTGGGAAGCCAAGGGTAGAGACTAAATCTGCCGTGTCGCTTCCCACTCATCACCTCGTTATTCAGCCGGTGCAGCTTCAGCCGGTGCTTCCGCTTCAGCCGCAACTACAGTCTCGTCTCGCGTTAGCCCAAGCTGATTTAATGCTAGGCTCGCAATGTAGTCGCTATCGGTTTCGCCCGGTGTCTTGCCCCAAGCTGTCCACGCCTCTCCGCTCACTTGTAGCAGCGTGCTGACGATTGGCGTGTTACCCCAAACCTCTTTGCCTTCGCCGTCCGTATACATCCCCCATCCAACTACGGAGAATTGCATACTGAACTCTGCCGCGCTGTTGAGCGAGATCGCCAGTTTCGAGACGTTGAGTTTCGCTGTTGGTTTTGTTGGTATTTCGATCATATCAAATTATTCGCCGTCTGCTTCTTCCGCTGGTGCTTCTGCCGGTGCTGCCGCTGCAACTGCCGCGACATATGCTGCCACGACTTCATCCGTCCAGACCGCATTTGCAACTGCTTGAACTTTCGCATCCTCGCCCGAAACATCGTCGCCCGGTGCTAATACTTTGCGGTGGAATGAGCGGTTCAATTCAACTCCGTCATCGAGTACAACTGTGTCGGTTCGCAAACCGATTGTGCCGAGTTCGCCAACTTCGATTTGGCCCATTACTGTTTTCTTTTCTA